GCAAAAACAATCTTCAAAGCTGCTGTAACATCTAAAGTTGCAGAAATTAAAGAAGAACTAGAGTCTCAATACTCAGAAGAATTAAAAACCTCAGTAGATAAAGTCAAAGGTGACCTTGCGGAAGCAGTTGACAAATATCTTACTTATTGTGCAGATGAATGGACGAAAGAAAATGAACTTGCAATCGAAAGAGGTTTGAGGTCTGAAATGACTGAAAACTTTATCGAAGGGTTAAAAACATTATTCGTAGAACACTACGTTGATGTTCCTGAAGATAAGTACAACGTCATTGACGAACTCGCAAATCGTCTCGATGAGATGGAAGAGAAACTTGATAACGAAGTGTCTAAAAACATGGAAATTGTTGAGGAGAACGACTCTCTCAAGAGAAGTAACGTGATAAGAGAAGCCTGTGAAGACTTGTCTGAATCACAAAAAGAGAAAATGGAATCTCTTTCAAATGGTGTAGACTTCAAAGATATCGAAGACTTTCAAGAGAAAGTAACAGAAATCAAAGAAGCTTATTTCCCAATTGAAGGTGAAACCATCTCTGAAGATACAGTTGTTGAAGAAGGAACAGGAGAATTTGCTTCTAACGAAGATAAAGTCCTAGACCCTTCAATTGCTAGATATTCAGAGGCATTATCAAAACTTAAACCATTAGGTTAATTTAAAGGAATATTAAAATGTTTTTATCAGAAAACTTACAGGAGAAGTGGGAGCCGATTCTAGAACACTCCGATTTACCAAAAATCGAAGATAGCTACAAACGTGCAGTCACAGCTGTTATCCTTGAAAACCAAGAGAACGCTCTTAACGAAGACAGAGCTACTCTTGCAGAAGCAGCACCTTTAAATTCCACAGGTACAGGTATTTCTAACTGGGATCCAATCTTGATTTCATTAGTAAGACGTGCCATGCCAAATCTCGTTGCATACGACATTTGCGGTGTTCAACCAATGACAGGCCCAACTGGTCTTATCTTTGCTATGAAAGCAAGATATAACGATGACGTTGACGCTGATAGACTGAATACATCAGAAGCTTTACATAACGAAGCTAGAACTGATTACTCAGCATCTGCTCAAACAACATCAACTTCAGTAGGAAGCGACCACTCAGGAGACCCATTCAATGGTTCTTATGCGTCACAGACTTCTACAGGTATGTCTACAGCTTCAGCAGAATCACTAGGTGATGGTGCTGGAAACCATTTTGCTGAAATGGCATTCTCAATCGAGAAAGCTACAGTGACAGCAAAGTCAAGAGCACTAAAAGCGGAATATTCATTAGAACTTGCACAAGACCTTAAAGCAATCCACGGCCTTGATGCAGAATCAGAACTTGCAAATATATTATCATCAGAAATATTAGCAGAAATCAACAGAGAAGTTGTAAGAAGTGTTAACAACCAAGCTAAAACAGGTGCGTCAGCAACTGCAGTTGGTGGAACATTTAACTTAGACGTTGATGCTAACGGAAGATGGTCTGTAGAAAAGTTCAAAGGACTATTGTTCCAAATCGAAAGAGAATCAAATGTTATTGCTAAAGAAACAAGAAGGGGTAAAGGAAACTTTATTCTATGTTCTTCAGACGTAGCTTCAGCATTGTCAATGGCTGGTGTATTAGATTACGCACCTGCTCTTTCAACCAACTTAAACGTTGATGATACTGGTAATACTTTTGCTGGTGTATTAAACGGAAGAGTTAAAGTATACGTTGACCCATATGCTGGTTCAGACTACTTAACAGTTGGTTATAGAGGTTCAAACCCTTATGACGCTGGTTTATTCTATTGCCCTTACGTTCCATTACAAATGGTTCGTGCAGTTGGTGAGAATACGTTCCAACCAAAAATCGGTTTCAAAACTAGATATGGTATGGTGTCAAATCCTTTTGTCGGTGCTACACCTTCAGACGGACTTGCTTCAGCAGGAACAAACCAATACTACAGAAAATTTGCAGTGTCAAACATTCTGTAAGACGAAAGTCTCATTCCTTAATTGGAATACTAAAAAG